CTCTTGGCAATCTTTTTAGATTTACAGTGAGATAAATAAGCTAACTCTCGAATATTCACAATCTATCTCCCAAATAGTCTAGAAAAAAATCCACCTCTACGACTGCTGTTTGTTGATCTTGAAGTCGGGCATTTTCCACTTGGACAATCTTGTACAGAAACTACAGGTGAAGGTTCCGAATAACCACACTTAGGATTGTGATTGCATTTTTCACCAGACTCTACACACGGACACTTTGTTTTATGACCATCACCATGAATAACATACCCTTTGCCTTCGCAAATACATTCGTCGCTATCGGGAGTTGGTTTTGGATTATCATCCTTGCCAACATACTTATCAATAGCATCAACGGTTTTATCCTTGTATTCTTCAAACACTGAATCATACTCTGGATTATACATTTTCCAAGCAAAACCATAAAACAAATCCTTTAGTTTTTGCTTTTCTTCTTCTGTTATTGACTCTTTCTCATCCTGTTTGCCAACAACATCTGCCATAATAGCAGCAGCAGCAGGCGACCATTCAGGGTACTTGCCACTATTTTCACCCTCAAGAACTTCATCGCCTAAATATTTAAGGTAGTACTGGAGTTCTAGATTGTTTTTAATATCAACTTTGTCGTACTCTTGCCACATAGCATAAAACATGCCTGCATATTCAGCAGAGTCTCTACCTTCCACATCAGGAAGTCCAGATACAAGTTCGACTATCTCATCACTAGGTTTTTCTAACTTATTAGGCACAGTATTATCTCCACGATTTGACCAATAAATAGCAAATCCAATTAAACCGAGTCCTAAAATCAATCTTAAATTATCACTCATGACCATCCTCCTAGTCCGTAATCTGGTAGTTGTTTAGCGGGAAAGCCTTTTACAGAACTATAAGCAAAGGTTCCTCTTGCAGCTAAAATAGATTTTGCATCTTTTTCTCTTACCCAAAAACTTCCATCTGGTTGCCCATGACGCTTTGGACCTCTATTCCACGGTCCCCAACTGTTCTGTATCAAGAATAACATTTCATCATAAACTTCTCCGGTATCATCACAAGCGGCCCAAGCCATAGCGTGATTCCAACCTTTGCCTCTTTTAGCTATACCATGCTTGTCTCTGGTGCTACTAAAGCCTATACCACTACAGCCTGCTAAACCATAACCATTAGCAATAGCATCTCTTGCTTCCTCGATAGAAGATATAAGGGATATAGTTTCTACAGGATGTTTTGATGCCTCGCTGATATAAATAGATTTTGGTATTCTTTTTTTTGCACCAAGTGTAGAATTATATTTTGAAAGATCGCAATCTTTATACTTCTTTCTTAATAAAACGCCACCTTGCGAATTAACATATCTAGAACCTCCACTACAGGACATTCCTTGTCCCATATGACTTCTTGATTGATAAATATTTTCAGTAGCACTTCTATTTACAAAAGCTTCTGTCTCACCTTTTATATCAATTTCTACTGCTCTAGTAATATCTATGGCATTTCTAATAGCATGTGAAACACAATCGCCAGTAGTTTGTCTTTCACTAGGTCCAAAATTAGGATCAAATTTTAACAAAGACTTAAAAGGAAGGCTTAATTTACCCTTTCCACTTTCTTCTAGCTCATATGCTGCTGCACCAAACATAGGCATAGGCAACTCACCAAGAAGCTTTCTAACATCTTCTGGATCACACTCAGCACCTAGAAGCCCATTTTCATAAGCTTCTAATAAATCTTCTGGATTATTATAGTCCATTTTAATACCTCTTTAACATTTTGACCAACCGCAAGAAGTACACTGAACACAACCTTCTTGCCTAATTAGAGTTTTACCACCACATTCTGGACAACACCCTTCTTCTTTTGCACCGTCTGGAATATATTTTTTCAATGCTCTAGACATGCTTTTGGCAAAAGAATTCATATCGCCTTTAACTTTTTCTAACTGTTGAACAATCATTTGTGTATCAGCACCACTTCTTAATGCTGTAGATGTCATTCTAGTTAGGGCATCTTCTTCTTCACTACAGGTTTGGTTAATCGGGGATAACTCAAGACCATCTTCCAAAATAGCTTTATAGACACCTTTAGGACGGCCTAGCTTAATAATAGTTCCTTTCTTAACTTTCTTGTCAATAAAACCGTTTTTACCAGCAAATACTTCATATACTTGACCTTCGTAAAGTCCTACAAGCACAAAATATTCTTCACCTTTAACCTTAATATGATAAACATCACACCTTAGTTCTTTTGGTCTTTCTTCTGGAAGCCCAGTCTCTTCTTTGTTTTCTATAGAAGAACTAGCAGAAAGAACCGCTGTCATTGTTCCTGCTCGATAAGTAGTAAATCCTTTGATTCCTTTTTTCCAAGCCTTAAAATAAACATCTTGGAAATCTTCATAAGGATATTCATTTGGTAGATTAATAGTTTTAGAAATAGCAGAGTCAACCCATTTGGCAAATATAGACATAGTGTTTACATGAGCGTCAACATCTAAGTCCATAGTGCAAGAAGCCCAAGCTGCTTCTGCGTTCCATTTATCAATTCCCCTTAAATAAGATACACCATAATCCTCTATCCATTCTTCCTTTAAAAGCCCCCTTGTGCGGTCAAATTTCCATACTTTTCCCTCAAATTTAGTTGCCAAAAGGTTCTCATCCCCCTCTTTTACCCATTTCCACTCTGTGGCAGGGGCATCAGCAGGCAAATCGAACTTCTTGTTTTCCCAATCGACATTCTTAGGCACTCCAAGACCATCAGGGTGTGTTGGCTGGATAGATGTTCTAAAGTACCCATGCATAAATATGGGTTCTAGACCACCGCTAACTAGATTTGCATAACAAGAACTATTACCAGTAGGTTGAATAGAGGTTACATGAGAATTTCTCATTCCGTACTTTTTAATTAACCCAATAGTATCTATATTGAGGTTTTTAACAAATTCTCCACTTAGATATTTTTCTTCATCGTATAGAGGAAAAGCTCCCTTCTCTTTTGCTAGGAGAGCAGAAGCCTTATATGCTTCGTTTGTAATAAAATTCATAAGATGCTCTGTCATTTCTAGAGCCTTTTTACTACCATACTTAACTCTAGCCATAATAAGGGCAGAACCATACCCCATAACACCAAGACCGATTCTTCTTTTGTCCATCAGATTTTTCTTTTGAGACTTCAATGGAACGTTTGTTTTATCATTAACATTGTCCATAAACCTTATTGCTTTGCTAATAACAGATTCTAGCTCATCGTATTTCCAATCCTTTTTTTCTGGATCAATAAAGTGAACTAGGTTGATAGAGCCTAAGAGACAAACCCCACCGATAGGCAAAACTTGTTCTCCACAAGGATTTGTGGCATTAATATGCTCACAATAATGAAGATTGTTCATCCTGTTCATATTATCAACAAAAAGAACCCCAGGTTCATTTCTATTATAGGTATTGTCCATAATTAGATTCCACAGTTCTTTTGCAGAATCAAAGGTATGGTGAGGTACACATGGAGCATCATCACTTTCTTCACTAGCTTCTGCTATCTCTGTCCACCTATCAAGGTCTCCATCCCATTCTTTTTTGTAAAGCTTTGGATATGCTTCATAGTTTGGAAACCATAAGTGCCATGCTTTATCTTTTTTAACAGCCTCCATAAAAGCATCTGTACAAAGAATAGACATATTAAACTTAGATAAACGCCCCGGAGTTTTTTTTGCTTCAATATATTCTATAATATCAGGATGCCAGCAACTCATAGTTACCATTTGAGCACCTTTTCTGATAAAATTCTTTTGGTCTTTTCTTGATTTTTTGCTTGACCCAGCAGTAATAATCTCTGAGGACTTGTCCCATAGTTCCAAGAACTTTACTGCACCAGGAGACTGATTGGCAATACCACCTATATGAGAACCACAAGGACGCATTACGTTAGCACAGAAGCCATAGCCGCCCTCGCTCTTGAGTATCTGTGCTTGCTTGGTTAGAGTCGCATAGATGCCCTCTATGGAGTCTAGGTCTGTACCTTCAAACCCATCCACGAAACAATTAATATAAGTTGTTCCTCTTAATCCTGTGCCAGCATTACTCGTAATTCTTCCACCGGGAACAAACTTAAAATCCTCTAAAATATCATAAAAATCTTCTTCACATCTTTTTCTAACAGCTATGTCTTTTTCTACAGAAGCTAAATCATCTGCTGTTCTTTTCCATGTACATTCTACACTATTGTCATTGCTAAATTTATACTTTTGATACCATGTTTCTTCTGAAAACGAATTAGTAAACCTAGACACTATATTAATCTCCTGTTGTCCTGCATTAATAAAAAAACCCCAAGCATTTATACTAACTTCTACCTTGTTAATACAAATACTAGGGGGTATTGTACGGTTAAGCGACACGTTTTGTTATAGAGACTGGTAGATTTACGAGTAATAAATCTTTTTGTTATAAACAAACTTTAATTAAATTTTATCTATCAGTCTACTTGTAATTATTGACCGGAGTGTGCCGCTTTAACGGTGAATAAAAATTCGCTCTTTATCTCCAGCCACTAGTATTATACACCTCTCAAGCCATTAAAAAAGTTACCTGCAACTTTTAAAATAATATTTTATTAAGGTTTTGCAATATCGTAACCCCACTGGTACAAATCTATTGGTGGACAATAGAATGGTGTATCAATAACATTTGTCATACCACAAAATTTAATTTTTACACCAGCCTCTTTAAACATTTTTTTTGATATTTCAAAACTTTTTCTCCAACGTCCCACACTAGGTGTGTCTTCCTCATCAAAAGAAACTACTTTTTTTATTCCACTTTGAATAATCATAGCCGCACACTCACTGCATGGCATAAAAGGATATGTATAGATGGTACAACCTTTTAAAGATTTATTAGCAAACAGCATGGCATTTCTCTCTGCATGTACCATGTGTTTATATTTTTGCTCTCTATCTTCTAGTTTTTCTATTGTATCCTTAACACCTTTAGGAAAACCATTATAGCCAAGAGAAACAACCCTTCGGTTTTTATCTACTATAACCGCCCCTACTTTTGTACTAGGGTCTTTGCTCCAAGTAGATACTGTCTTGGATAGAGTTAAAAATCTCAAGTCCCATATATGCTTTTTTTTCATTTACCAAACTTCTTTCTTTTTTTTACAACGCAAGAGCAATACGCATAATAGTCTGCACTCGGTCTATCTTTACGATAAGTTCCATCAAAGCCATTTTGATAGTGCTGATAACCCCTGCCATAACAATCTTTGCAATTTTTAGTTGCCCAAAGTTCTGCTAAATCAACATCCACTTCTCTATTCGACATTCTTACCTCCAAAAAAAAACAGAGCATAACCAAAACTAATTGATTATACTCTGTATTCTACGTTCTAGCGAAAACTATTTATTTTTCATCTGTCAGATGCTTGGTTAAAATCGAGGTCATAATATCAATCTTAGCATTAATATTATGTTCTAGCTTGTCAATCTTGCTCTCAATTTTGTTATCGAAAGTATCAATTTTTCTTTCCATAACTTCAAGTCTTCGATTGATTTCTGCATTAACCTTTTGCTCTAATAAATCTAATTTCCTATTATGGGAAACCACAGTTTTCAATAACCAAGCCACTATAGGAAGAAATACCAATGCAGTTATTTCTAATAGTGTTTTTATCAGTTCTAATAAACCCATTTCCATAACGACCTCTCAATCAAATATTATGGTTATGAATTATTAGCCCCAAAGATATCTTGGCTTATAGCTATCTTGAACAGGCTCAGGAGCACCGTCACGATATTGAAGTTCGCCAGGTACATCTTGAGTTGGGTTAGCAGCATTATCAGTTCCGCTTGTTGCCACAGCAGCAGAAACGTCACCAGTAAGACCAATATCCCAAGCACCAGTAGCAGCAACGGTAACGGCAGGATCAAATACTCCAGAATACTCATTCCATCCACCAGTTCTAACAGCGGTCTTATAGAAGTATGTATTAACTGTTTGTACTTGATGGATTGACTGACCAGCATTTGCAGAGTTTGAAGAACCACCAAGAAGATAGTTGTTTGAAACGCCAGCAAGATCGTCTGTCACTCTTACAATAACTTGATCGCCACCATTGAAAGCACCACCCGCTAAGGGCGATTCTACATATGGAAGTCCAGATACAACAGTAATGTATGTGATACTATTATTGCCTAAATTTACAGCGTCAGCTACAAAACGTGGATCAGTGATGTTACCACCAGCACGAATTGTTCCAACATCGTTGTTTACACCACTTGGTAAACCACCTACAAGTGCGTCATCTGCACCCGCAGAAATATTCCAATTACTCATTATATTACTCCACTATTGGAATAATCAATTCCTCTAACTCCTACAATAAAAATCCTATTCCTTATCAAGATAATTACACCAAAATTCTAAATCATATACTCTTAGTCCGAAAAATTCAGCCCTTTTTATAATACCAGCCTGTTGCTCATGCCACAAGAAGCCATTGTAAATTATAGACATTTCAGTATTTTTTTGTATTAGTTTTGCATTTATTACTGTATCAAAAAACGATTCTCTATGATAGGCAACGCAAGGAAAGCATATATCTATACCTATAGAATAATACAGCTTACATAAATTAGCATAGTTTAGCTTAGAATCACTGTCAATAAAAATTCTAAGGGTTACTCCATAATCTCTACAGATACTTAATGCTGTTTTAATTTCCTTTAATGCTTTCACTGGAGAAGTTTTCATTAGGTAGTGGTTAGGGGTATAATCTATAGCGTTTACACCTGATTTAGCATAATTGAGAACCATAAAGTTTCTTGCTTTAGTAGAAGAATGTCCACATGGATAATCTATCGGGCAAGATACTACAAACCCTTCTGGTAAATATTCTTTAATTTCCCTATACATATGGATGGGTATAGACATTCCTTTCATTCCTAAGTCCATAGACCTATAAACTAGAGAAAGTTCCTTGGAATAATCATAAATAACTCTATTGTAGTTGCAATATTCCGTATACATTACTTAACTATACCGTCAGAGAACCCGTAAAAAACAGCTTCTTCGGCAGACAAGTACCAATCACCGTTACTTATCTTTCTTTTTATATAAGCTTTTGTTTTCGAGAGGTTGTATTCCTTTTCTTTAAAAAAGTAACCAGTTTTATAGCATTTCTCTGCATAAATTCTAAGCATTTTTTCGCAGTTTTTCTTGTCAACTAAAGAGTAATTTTGAGCACTAAGATAGTCTCCTGAATTATCAGTGGAACCAAAATGACACATAAACATAGCATTTGGAGTAAGAAGTCTTTTGGTTGCAGATTGCAATATTATAGTTCCCATTGAGCAAACTTGTGAGTATCCTACGACAGTAGTTTTGCACCTACAGTTTTTAATTGCATCATATATCCCCATTCCAGCATACCAACAGCCACCACCTGTTTGCAAATAGATAGTTATAGGGTCTTTGCTAAAATTCTTTAGAATATTAATATTCTTTATAAAGTTTTGCAGCATCCTGTGGTCTACACCACCAGATTCACCAGAATCATCAAACTCATTTATGTAAATTTCCCTATTTTTAACGTCTATTCCATAAGTATGGATTTCTCCAGCACTATCTCTAATATTCGTCATTTATCCCTCTACGTTTTCTACTAGGGTATTTCTAATATCGTTCATTACATTACGATCTATAAACATCTTACCTATAGCTATTCTAAACCTATATGGAGTCATTATGTCTAAAGATTCTACACCTTTGCAATTTTCAATAATATCTCTAAAATCTTCTAATAATTTAAAATTAGAATGACCGACCCAAAATTTAAAGTGGTTACTAGCTAGAGACTGTTCGGTAAGTGGTAATACGCCAAAAGGAGTCATTATAGTTTTTACAGGTTGAGAAAAAAATGGTACTTCTTCTACCATTTCTTCTTCCATATCCATTTCAGCTTCTTCCACTGCATCATTATAAAGTTTTCTAGAAGCGTTGATTTCTTCATTATTATAAGCATCTATCCATCTCTCCCAGTATATGTCAAAAACATTTGGGTCAGGCTTAGGAAATTCATTAGACATTTTATTCCTCCAAGTTATTGTTAAGAACACTCAGTATTATATACACCTTGGATAATTATCTTATTCCGAGTGCCTATTGGTATTAAAAACTTCAGATGCAGAAACAGCAACATCTTTTTTATCACTAAAATCTAAAACCTGAGAATTTATATATTCGATATGTTCTACTAATTTTATATTAAAATCTAGTTTTTCTTCATCAATACCAGCCCAAGCAGCAAGAGCCTGTGTTATAAAAGGGGCTATTTCTCCTGCTGCTATATGCATTAATAACAAAGAGAGCGTATTTATTGTTTCATCTGAAAGTTCAAATATTTCCGACTCAACAGAAAAGTCACCAGTAGTGCTATTAAAAAGTATTTCAATTCTACCCGAAATATCTGATTTTTCTTCTTCTATTGTTTCTGGTATCTGTTCTATTTGTTCTTCTATTTCAGTTTTTTTAGATAATTGTTTTTTTATAATGTTAATAATTCCTTGTAACATTCTAAACCGTCCTATCAAAATGAGTTCTGTTTACTTTTACTGCTTTCGCACACTTTGGCAAATCCTTGAGTGATGTAGCACCAACGTAAGCACAACAACTTCTTAGTCCGCCTTCAATATCTTTAATTATGTTATCAACTGGTCCCTTGTAAGGAATTGTTTTGACTCGTCCTTCGCTGGTAGCATAATTATTCATACCATCGTTATGTTTGTTTTGGGCTTTTTCTGAGGACATACCATAGAAAAGTAGACTTTTCTTTTTCTTAGACATTTTAGGTAGCATAACGTGCGGAGAGTCCATCATATTATTATGGGGAATATTGACAACACCTCCACCTCTAGCTAGTGCTGCAACAAAGTCATCGCTCCAAATATCAAGTTCTTCCCTAACCCATTCTCCATTTTTATCAAAGTGATATTCCCACTTGCCCTCACACTCGTCTGTTCCTGCCAGCATACCACCCAGCATAACAAAGTCAGCATTAGCCGCGAAAGCCTTGCACACATCAGCAGGTATCCTGCACCCGCCATCAGCACAGATCAGACCCATCCTGCGTTCGCCACTCTTGAGTCCATGAGCAGCGTGACTACATTCAATAATCGCAGATAGCTGTGGGTATCCAACCCCTGTCTTGAGTCTGGTTGTGCAAGCACTTCCCGGTCCAATACCAATCTTTACAATATCAACGCCCCCATGAAGAATCAACTCCTGAACCATCTCTGGTGTGCAAACATTTCCTGCCATAATAATAGAGCCTGGGAATGATTTTCTAACATCATTACAGAAACCAACAAACTTTTCGGTATAGCCATTGGCAATATCAATGCAAATATTTGGCGAATAATGCAAGCTTTCTGAAATTTCCATTAGTTTTGGAATTTCTGATGAACCCATACCAATACTAACCCAAACATTTTTTTCAACGTTATAGTAATCAAAGTAATCGTTAATCTTTTTTGTACTATAATGTTTGTGCAGACAAGTAATCATTTCGTGAGCATTGAGAGTGGTTCCCATCTTAAATGTACCAGTCGTATCCATATTTGCTGCCATAATTGGCAAACCTATCCATTCTTTAGGAGAATGAAAAAATTTGTAGGTTCTTTTTAGATCAACTTCTTTTCTACTAGCAGCAGGCGATCTTGCAGGAACAAGCAGAATGTCGTCAAAGTCTAGCTTGGTTTCATCCACTATTTTCATTTAAAAATTCCTTTGATTCTTTCCCATAGCGTTTTAGTTTTTCCAGACTGCCTTGCAAACCTTGCCAATCTGTTTTGCTTTTCTGCTTCCTTTTGTATATCTTCAATATACTTACTGTTCTTCTTTTGGATAACATTTTGTATCTTAAAGAACTCACTATCGCTCTTTCCAATGTCACCCCTCATGCTCCAGTACTCCCAATTCCATCTTCGCCACGATCACTATTTGAAAGTTCATTGACAAGTACCATTTTCATATTTGGTACTGGCTGAAACAGTATTTGAGCAATACGATCTCCTTTTTTAATTTCAACATCATTAAAGCCTCCTGCTTGTTGAGGATTAGTATTTTGTAGACAGACCATTATTTCCCCGCGATAGCCAGAGTCTATAACACCTGCTAATACATCTATTCCTTTTACAACAGAAAGTCCTGATCTGGGCCAAATCAAGCCTACGAAATCATTAGGCATTTGAATAGAAATACCAGTGTTAATGATCTTTCTGCTGCCCTCATAAATAATCGTATCTTCTATAGAATACAAGTCCCATCCAGCATCAGAAGTATTACTTCTTGTAGGAACCTTGGCGTTTTTACTAAGAGGTTTTACTTTGATTGCTTGTCCTACCTCATCAGGCATTGCATCAACTTTTTTTAATTGATTTAACAACCCTATAGTATCGTTAAGATATTTTTGTCTTGCTTCATTATCTGGGTGCGATTTATATACCATGTTATTCTCCTACGAAATTTTTTGCTGTTTGTTTCCAAGTAAGTTTTTGTGCAGTTCTTAAACCTTCTAAATTAAAAGTATTGCCTTCTACTTCTTGCCAGTGTTGATAAAATTCTCTAAGGTGTGTTACAAGTTGTTCAAAAGCATTGTCATCTATCGAAGCCCAAGTACCAACATCACCCAAAAACCATTTGCCATCATATGCTGTTTCTTCTGAATCAATTTCAATCAACATGGAATTAGAAGTATTGCAAAATTCAGTGTGTGCTGAGTAATTAGTTGTTATTACATTTTTACCCATAGCCATCATTTCTAAAAGTTCAAGATTCCAACCTTCTGATCTAGCTGGAAAAACACCACAGTCTGCTTTTGCCATTATCCTTGCTAGTTCCTGTTGATATTGTACTCTGGGAATCATTTTGATATTTGGTGCTCTGTACATTGTTTCCCAATAATTCTTTTCACTTTCATTTAAAAATGGGTTTTCTGTCATCATCCACAGTTCTACATTTTCACCATTAGGAAAAGCTTTCTTAAAAGCTTCGTGAAGTATATCGTGACCTTTTCTTTGCTCCCATTTTCCACAATTAAAAAATACGCACTTGTCTGTTTGTGTTTTGTTGGGATAAAATATATCTGTATCAACACCGCAGGGGTTTACAAAAATAGGAGCAGTAACACGGTTTTGCAAACAAATCTTTTTAGCCCATTGAGAAGCCACAAATAATGTATCTACTGAATTGAGATTAGACAGTCTTCTTGTATCAAATTTATTTATTTCAAAAAACGGATAGGCAAAATACGGACCCTTGCCAACCCTTTCAGCTAATGCAAACTCATGCCATATTTTAAGACACGGTGCATGAGGATCAAAAGCTGCCTGCATATGTATAGATTCTTGCAGAGCAGTCTCTTCCCAATTATCTGTAGAACAAGGTGGGGCAAGTGCTTGGCTGCTTCCCATAGGCCAAAGTGTTGTTTCCACTCCAAATTTTTTAAAAGATTTCCATACATTGTATCCAACTACTCCATACCCCAAGCTATTAATGGGGGCTTGAAGATTAATTTTTTCCAGCATTTAAGACTCCTAAAATTACATAAAAAAACCATGCGGGGGGGGTTCCCACATGGAATTATACTTTATTTTTTCCCTGTCGTTATTATCTTCTCCAAAAATTGTAATTATAGTTAATACTAGGCTGTACCCCATAATAGTTAAAAGTTCTAACTTGCGGAACGTGATAAAGCTGTGCTTTAATTCCCATAGTAACTGTTCGCCTGTAGGGGTCTACATAAACATTATTCACGTTTAGGGTTGTGCCTTGTGGAAGCCAAACAACATGTGGTTGATAACCAACAACCCTCGGTTGACCCCAAGGCCACTGAGCCGAAGTCGTATCGCACATGACACAAAAGGCAAATACGGCAAACAGTCCTGCAATTAAATTCTTCATTATTTTTCCTTGTTTTTAAGGCTTTTAATTTTGTAAACCAAAAACGTTACTACCATTACTGTAACGCATATAATAGCAGCAAAGCTAATTGGGTCATTGTCCAACGTTAGCTTACCCCCAGAGTGTTCTATCGTTGCTTCTTGTGCTAAAATTATCATGCTATATCCTTTAAAATATTTTTAGAGTCTTCTTTTACGATACTGTGAGGTCTGCCATCCGTAGCAGTGTATCGCGTTGGTTTCATCATATCAAGATGGTCATAAATAGTCCAAGCCAAGTCTTCTGGACCGCATCTTCCTTGGTCGAAGTCGTCAGCATTAGGACTGGATGCCCCAATAGTGCGTCCCATCTCGTAGCTACCGCAACTAATCATAAGTGGTGCAAGTTTTCCGAAATGGTCGCGGCCTTGGTTTGCGTTGACCTTTGGAGTACGGCCAAACTCAGAAGTAACAACAAGCATAACACGCTCGTACATTCCTCTTTGTTCCAGAGTGTCCATAATTTTGCCAAGGTAATGATCTAGTTCTACTTGTCTAGTCTGCAAGCTGGTCGCAATGTTGGTGTGCATGTCCCAGCCGCCATAACTTAATGATACAAACTTGGAGCCAGCTTCTAGAAGTCGAATAGCAGTGAGGGCATCCTGACCCAAGGTAGCATCCTTAAACTTGTCATAATCTTTATCATTTTCAAAACGGAAAGCCTTAGACCCATTCCCAAGAATAATATCTACAGATTGATTGCGTAAATCGCTCCAATCTTTTGCCATTTGTTGTTCTTTGGCAAGAAAATTACTGTCGATTACATTGAGAGCATGGAGCCTGCGTTTGAAATCATCACTTTTACCAAGTAGTTGTAGGTCTTTTCTACCCTCTCTAGTAGCATCAAACCCTGTGTACTTTCCACCAAGCCAAGCCGCCCCATTGTGATCGTAAGAACCTAGCTTAACGTATGTAGGCAATCCATCATCTGTATTCACACCGTGATGCTTGCTCATCATAGAGCCGTAGCTGGGCCATTTAGAGCTTGTTCCAGCCCCAAAATTGGCCTCGCCAGTTACAACCCAATGAACAGCAGAAGCGTGATTCTGGTCACGATGACCAAATGCTCTGGGAATTGCAATTTTGTTTGTACGTTTGGATAGTTCTGTGAACAAGCCTCCTAGCTCTACTCCTGCAACATTAGTCTTTGTTGCACCTGTTACAGATCGCCTGTCTGCTGGAGCAAATGGTATAGGATTAAAAGTCTCAATATGACTAGCACCACCGCCAAGAAAAAGGAATAATACTGCTGTATCGTCTTTCTTCGCATCATCTGCGTAAGTCGCTGTGATATTTCCGTAAGCAAATGTAGTTGCTCCTAATTTAACAAAGTCTCGTCTTTTCATCTGAACCATCTCCTTCTTGTTGTTGTTCTTCTTTTCTTATTGTGGTCATCGTCATGCAGTTTTTGAAGTTGGTCAGTTGACAAAGTATTTAAATACGATTTATCAAACTTGTGGTTAGCACCGGCAAGATGAGATATTAAACCTACTCTACTTTGTGCCTTATTCCAACTTCCGTTTACGTTCCACTTAGGATCGTAGTAACGGTTTTCATTGATTAAGCCAACAAAGAGGTCAGTTTCGGCATAGATGGTCGTAATTGCTTGCTCGTCTCCGACCGACACGGCTTTTTCCAAGCAGTAACAGCAAATTCCGAATGATTCCATGCAATCGTCGCAAAAGAACGCTTTGTTGGCTTGATCTTCGCTGAATTTATATTCTTTTGATTCGCATTTTCTAGCTAAGGCAGCACCAAAGAAAGGAACTGCTGCTAAAACCTTTATAAAATTTCTTCTTTCCACTATCCTACTCCTAAAAGCAATGCGTTAATGCTGCCGCCACCGCCACCGCCACTACCCTCTATTCCTCTCGACGTTGATATAACATCAATTTCTTCTTGAGTTAGTACCGTTTGATAAAATCGCAAGTCATCAATTCTTCCTGTCATATAATCCTCTACTGCGGCATACTTTCTTCTGCCAACATCAAATCTAGAAGCATTAGCCCAGTTACAAGGCGATGCAGTTACTCCACCAACAGATGTTCCATTTATAAATAATTGCATAAACAGGCCACCGGTAGGCACAGCATCATATGTGTAGCACAAATGCAACCAGCCAACGGTTGCCGTTCCGGGTGGAGATGTGACAAACTCCAATGCTCCGGTGAGGTTGTGTCCACAGACATGAGAACCATCAGCCTCATTAGCTGCATAAGCTGCTCTGTAACTCCCATTATCCGATACAAGCGTTGCATAAGGTTGTCTAACTGATACAGAAGATGGTTTTACCCATAAAGACATACTATACGAGTTAGAAAAGGTGTCCATTGTTGGACTTAAAGTTTCTATAAAATCATCTATTCCATCAAAGGAATAGGCTCTTGTTCCTCCGTAAGTTGGGTCAGAATCGGCAACAGTTGCCATGCCTCCTTGATATGTGCCATCGTTTCCGTTGCCAGTAAGGTCAAATGCAGAATCATCTAAGGAAGGACAATACCAACATTCCTCCGTACCTAATCCTGTCGGATAGATGTTTACATAGTTCCTACTGGTAGAAAGTGCGGTAATTTGTGCTGTGTTTAAAACCGTATCCCACATTCTAACGTCATCTATTCGTCCCTCAAAAGGATATAAGATATTACCAGTTAAAGTTCCACCTACTGTACGCTCTCTGATTGCACCAATCGAGTAATCTGCCCTCGTTCCTACAACATTACTAACTACAACACTTGTTGGCTGAGTTCCGTTTGTAAAGTATTGCTGCGTTCCAGAATATTTTACCCCATCAATATAACATACTATTCTATTTTGAGAGGTTGAAAGGTTGGTAGCAGCTTCGTTTGCGTCATATGTAAAAAGTACATGATACCATTGATCTGCATTTGGAATAGGATTAGTTACAACCAGCCACTCATTATCAGTGTTATCAATCGTGGGATCAAAAAAAGCGTTGTAAAAATATAAATCGCCATCGTTCCTTTTTATTTGAATATTTCCTTTGTTCATTGCATGATTAGCAACGATTACTTGAGTATTTGTTCCAGATTCATATTTAATCCACGCACTAACAGTACATGTAACAGAACCGTCAAGATCAGCAAAAGCACTGTCTGCAAAATGACTATCGACCGTTGGTAAGTCTGGGAGCGTATCAAAAGCCCCCGTTCCACCTGAACCTGTGTCAGCGGTAATTTCGCCACCGTTGTAGATAGTTAGATCGCGTCCACCAGATGTAAGGTCGTCTAAGCCGCCATTGGTTCCGCGACCAGCATTATGATGAACTAAAGCGGTTGGTACGATAGCCATATTTTTTCTTCTTTCATTATTGTGTCTGTGTTATATTCTACAATCGGGAACTGTTCCGATTCACCATAAGAATTTTGCTGCGTTGCTAAATAATTAAGAACAAGCAACGCATCTAAAGCAGTCCCTCGACCATCATTATTTACATCATAATAAATTTCTGGATGGTTTACCGAAGATGGATCAACCAAAACATAGTTATTTTCAGCATCGGTATACTGCCCTCTTGCTATTTCATTTATTATAAGGAGTGCATCAAGGGTTGTTGTTTCACCTTTACCATTAACATCTGTAGGCTCTGCGTAGTTGTGCCAAGTAGGTTCTCCACATTCTTCTGGTTGTGGAGCAGGAAAACAAATATCTGCTGCCATCATATTTCTCTGACTTAGCTTTTCTATTTTTAATTTTCTTTTCATTGTATTCCCCCAAGTATTTATAAATGCCAGTTTGGATAATAAGGTACTGGCAAACCCCAGACAGTTTATGCTGCCAATGCGAGACTTTCATCTGCAATTAAAAATTTAGAACCGTTTTAACGTAGCCTCAGTTCCAACTACGGATTGCAATTACTACATCATATTGTCAGTCGATTCAATTCACCCCCGATTTTTGATAACCGCTTGTGCGAACTCGATAACTTCTTCATCTGAAAATTTATTACGAGCAAAGTTAAACATAACAGAAACGAATCTTACATTACCTTGAACATATCCTTTTGAGTTGTCAATTCTATCAAGGCTTGCACTCTTGATGTTAAGCCGACTATCATTTTTATATGTTCTCAACTCAAGATCAAAATTAGTGAAAGGACATTTACCGTTTTGTTTATCCCAAATTTCTTTAAGATATTCAAGTGTTAGGTTGAAGTCTCTTGGTTTTCTTTTGACCCTATCTCGTAACATTTTTAGAATAGGTCGAAACTTACTGTATTCGTCGTGCTTTTTAGGGTTGTTAAGTTCCCACACTGGATAGCCTGATCTGTTAGACACGATGTTCTTAACACTTTCAGGACTTTTACCAGAGCAAGATAGACTACAGTAAAATTTGTCTTTTCCTAATCTAATTCTTCTGTTATATTCGTTCCTCGCTTTTTCAAATTCTTCGTTACAAGTATCACACGTTAAAGTTATCTTCGACATTTCCATCTCCTTTGTTTAATGGTATATCTTATTATACACAAAAAACGGTGGAGATGGACATTAATTAAGTGGAGGTGTCGGATAACGAGTCCGAGTCCTGCACAACATCAATAATAACGTCTACAATCATATCTTATTATACTCTAGTATGGACAGTTTTTGCATCCACACCCACAACAGCTACCTCTTTTTAAGAGTTCTTCTTTGGTAAAGGTCGCTTCTTCTTCGTCTTTTTTCTTTTTTACCATGCTCGACACGACCAAAATCTTGCCTTATATTTAGGACCGGGATTATCACAGTTATGCCTAGCACGAAAACTCTTTCTTCTCTCTGGAATATTTTTCTTAATCTTCATATTTGGATCACCAAAACGAACGATTACAACTTTTCCGCTACCATTCTTAACATAAACAGCACTTTTCTTTGGACCACTCGGAGTTCTAAACGGCTTGTTTAAAGTTACCTTTCGACCTTGATATTCAGCAGCTTTGCCTTTGTATAAAAGAGGTATGCCGTCTTTTCTATGATTTCCTCTTCTATTGTACCTGTACTGTTCTCCTGTTTTATTGTCTTCATAGATATATTCTGCATGAGTATATCCCATTTTTTTCATTCTTAAATGATCTTCTACTGTTTTTGCAAGATGCGGTTTTCCATCTTTATCATACATCTTATGTGGTTTAAATTCATCTTCTCCTTGTGCTTTTTTCCAAGCATTAGGATCGGGTCTATCTTTATCTCCACGTTTGGCAGGCTTGTATTTCTTACCTTCTCTTTCTTTCTTCTTTCTGATATTTTCCCAAAGACTAGCTTCTTCGGTAGCTATATCCCATTCTACAACACCGTCATCTTCGTCATATCCATCGTAATAGTCTTCACTTGCTGGTGCATAAAAGTTGTCTTCTGTAAGTTCTTCGGTCCAGCCATTTACGGATTCAAGCGTAGCAACAGCACTAACTAAATCTGAAAGAGAATGAGTCCTTTCTTCATACATGCAAGAAGTTGCCCATTGAATATCTTTTTCATATAGCTCTGCACCTTCTGTATATGCTTTTTCACTAAATTTTTTAGGTCCGTCTATGGCAATTCCCATTTTTATTGCTTGTTTTTTAGCGTCTGGGCCGACAAAGCACTTGCCAGAATCTCCATATTGCCAACCGTTTTTGCCACATCTTTTTATTGGCATTTATATTCTCCTAACAAAAGGGGGGTATCTTTATAAAAAAAGGGTCGATAATGTTAAATACACTATCAACCCCTCTTTATTTACAATTTTATGTGCTAAAATGGCACACTTTCATCAATTTCACCAGACATGCTCTTTGCAGCAGCACGATTGCCACCACCACCACCACTTCCCTTGGGACCAAGGTTAATCTTGTCTGCTACCAAGCGTAGCTTAGAACGCTTTACACCCTCATCTGTTTCCCAAGTATCCAACTGTAGTCTCGCTTCTACCATAAGGAAAGCACCTTTTGTAAGGTATTCAGTAAGAACCTCTGCTTGCTTTCCCCAAAGTGTAATATCTACAAAAGTAGGTTCTTCTTTCTTTTCACCATCTTTTGACCATACACGATTTGAGCAAAGACCAATATCTGCTACTGCTGTACCTGCTGGGGTATAGCGAAGTTCAGTGTCTCTAGTAACTCTACCTGAACCAATCCACTTGTTAAGATCACTCATTCTTTAATTCTCCGTTTAAATTCAAACATTAACGCCACGATAACGCAAAGCTTTACGAGCAAGTCGTCGCCCGTAAGTAGTACCATTGTTCCTGACAAGCTTACGAAACTCACCAGAAAAATCACTAAAGGCTAGAGCCTCTGTAACTTCTCTAGTAGAAGCTGATTCTTTTGCCCACTTTGTAAGAACAGTTCTTACATTTTGTGGAGAGTTATCAATAAGGTCTGTCCAGTTTACTGTATTTACAGTTTTCATCTTAAATCCTCTTTCGTTGTAAAAAAATTAGTTAGTTGCTACAAATGGATTGTTTACATCAACTTCGGGAGTTTGGCTTGGCATACCTTTTCCTAAAACTTCTTTTGTTTCGTTGCTATTTACTAGCTTACACTCATCAAGATGTTCTTCAAGTTGTTTTACATACTGCTCTGCCTGAACCAATTGCTCTTTTGCTGAAACAAGCTGGCTTTCTATACTGGTAATATAAGCTGTTGCCATTTCATTTAAAGTTACAGTCATTTTTTCTCCTAGTTTTTATATGCTCTAATACTTTTCAATTTACCTTCTGAATCTATTTCCATCAGGCCAACTACATTAACTATACTCTTAAAATCTTGATTTGCACCATGCAAATGATGAACTTTTTTTATTAAAATCAGATCGAACTCAATACATACAAACTTGTCCCTATAGCATGAGTTTTTGATCGCAATATTAATCTCATCATACCTTTTAAACAAGTCTTTATTTGCTTGTAGAACTCGCTCTTTACCAAAAATATCGCAAGTCCAATCCTTGAGGTGTATACCTTCTGCGTAAAATTCTGCCAAAGCCTCTGTATCTTTTACAGCAAAAGCCCCAAGGTATTTTTTACATAAGCTTTCCCAGATCATACCCATCCCTCTTGTTAGTGCCATAATTTATTATACTTCTGTTTTCTATCTTATATGTATTTTTTTTGAAAACTCTGGAATATTTTTCCAAGGCCGATAAACCGAAGAATACATTTTGTAATCATCTGTTAGATCACATAACTCATCAATAGAATTAATAGAGTTGCTCATTAGGCTATATAACATAGCTTGTCTGACTAGTTTATCACAAAGTAAAAAGTCTGGGCATTTTTTATCTAAACATTTATATTCTGCCTTGTTCATAATTTCATTTAACATATCGCTATGGTTTTCTTTATTTAGCTTGAATTTCCAATAATTGCTTCTACACTCAAACTCACCCATAGTACTAACGTCTATAATTTCAAAATACTTCTGCATTAACGATTTGTGATTTGCACAAACAGGGTTTTCATTTTTATGAAGAAGATAGTTTATAGCAAGTCTGCACTCAGGAGGAACACATGTTTCGTTAACACCGTTAAAACTTGTAACATCTGTATTGTACAAATATTCTATATACCTATCGTTCTTTAGACAGTCTTCAAAATATAGCGGATTTATAAGCTTTTCTACTAATTCTGTATAAGAAGACAGAAAAAACTCTTTCATATTTTTATAGCTTCCTGCTATTATATGATCGCCAATATGATATGGAAAATCTTTTCTAAAAAATATATTAGAACATATTATTTTATCAGGATTAGATTTCATCTTTTCTATCAAAGGAATATAGTTTTCAAAATACTCATCTATTCTTATTTTAATAGCGTAGTCGTATTTATTATCTTTACCGTCTACTTCAATTTCTTTAAACGCATTAGCAGATGTTAAAACTTGATTACCATAGTTATTAGCATTAAGCATATCAAAAACTTGTATGTTTTTTAAATCTTCTGCATAAACATAATTTACTTTTGACCACTTTTTAAATTCAGATATAGTCTTAAAATCATCATCGTCTTCCTTTGTTTCAAAAGTTGATACTATTATATCGTAGTTGGGAAAAAAAGAATCTAAATAAGAAATACTTTGTGATAAGTTTTGTAGCACTGATGCTACAAGTGGCCCCTGTATTATTATCGCTACATCGGTACTATTCATTGTAAAACCCAGCTATTGTTGATTCGTAATCTAGTATTTTTTCTTTCAATGATTTAGAAATATTTTGTTTTATTAGTTCTTTTCTGCTCTTGTTGCTAACCCTTATCTTAGTGTTAGATATTATTCTATCCATAAACGGAATATTTAATTGCTCACTTATATACTTTATGTCATTATAAAATGTTTCTTTCTTGTAAAAATGTACGTTTTGGTAATCAATAATATTATTTACAAATTTTTCAGAAATGCTTTTTTCTGGCGACCACCCATTGGTTCTTTTTTCTATAAAAGTTCCAAGATCAATATTCTTATTAGCTTTGTTTTTTGCTTGAAAATCACTATAAAATTTATTAGCTTTAACTTTTTCTGGCATAGAAGAATTTTTTATTCTAAACCAGTTTTTTACTTCTTCTGGGTAATTCATATCACAGTAAAGAGAAATATATAAAGATACGGGGTTTCTTAATCCTGCTATTAGGCTGTAGTCACTATATTTATCATCAGATATTTTATCAAATGTTACATGTGCGATAATCGACGTGTCTTTAGCAAATATATCTTTTTTGAGTTCTTCTCCTACAGAGTCTTCTATCTTTAGAAAATAATAGTGTAAGAAAGTACCAGCACATTTAGGATTGTGTTGAAAAACAAAACTATATTTATCATTAATTATCATTTTTGTATTCCCTTAAAAACTCACTCAATAAGAATATAACTCTTTGTTTATCAAACTCATTTGATATAACGTGAAAGAATATAGATTTTTTATTAGAAACCCAAAATTCTTCACACAATCCGCAATCAG